GGTATAAAAAAGTTTTGGGAAGAAAATCTAAGACCGCATCATCTAGATTTCTTTTCACGAAATTCTAAATACAAAAAAATTCTAACCTCAAAGAAAGGAGAGAAAATGGGAGCAAGGAAATCTTTAAATCAGCAAAAAGGGAATCTTACTGTTATCCAACAGCAACAGAAAGAACTTGAAGAAGAGAGAGCTAAAACCTTTGTAGGTAAAGAAGAATTAAAGAATCCACCAAATTGGCTAGTAAATGAAGTTGCCATAGAAGAATGGAAAAGAATCGTAAAAGAGTTAGAAGCAACTCCACTATTTAATAATTTAGATTATAACAATTTAGGAGTTTACTGTAATGCAGTAGCTAAGTATAGTGAATTAGTAAAACAGGTAGGAATGAAGTTTAGAATAGGAAAAGAGTTGAATAATTTGGTATCACTTGAATTAAAGTATTCAGATGAGATTAAAAAATATGCAAGTCTATTAGGATTAACCTTAGATGGAAAACTTAGATTAATAACTGGAGATATTAAAGCTGAAGCTAATAAAACAGAGCAAGAGTTTGGAGAAATATGAGTATTTTAGAAGAATTAATAGACTACTCTAATAAATGTATCTCTGGAGAAATAGTAAGTGGTAAAAAGCATAAATGGGCTTGTATGAGATTTTTAAAGGACATTGAAAATGGCAAATATATTTGGAATGAGTTAGAAGCTGAAAAAATAGTGAAGTGGTTTACTTATTTGAGGCACTCTAAAGGAGAATTAGCTGGACAACCTATTATTTTAACTTCTTGGCAAAAATTCATACTCTGTCAAGTGTATGGATGGAAAACTCAAGAAGGGAAAAGAAGATTTAGAAAAGCTTTTGTTGAGGTGGCTAGAAAAAATGCTAAAACACAAATGCAAGCTGGCTCAGTTCTCTATGAGATTTCAGTTATGTCTACTAAAAATCAAGAAACTTTAGAAACTTATTGTGCAGCAACTAAGAAAGACCAGTCAAAATTACTTTTTGTAGAAGCTCAAAATATGTTAAGAGGAAGTATCCTAGCTCCTAAATTTAAAATAATAAGAGATAAAATTATTCATATCAAATCTAATTCTTTTTTAAATCCTCTTAGTAAACAAGATGGTAAAAATGGAGATGGAACTAACCCAGCTGTTCTTATATTAGATGAATACCATCAACATCCTACTACAGAGTTTTATGACTTAGGATTAGGAGCAGCATCAAAAGAGCCTTTACTTTTTATCATTACCACGGCTGGAATGGACTTAAATGCTCCATGCTTTACTCAAGAATATACTTATTGCTCTGATTTACTTAATCCAGATGTAGACTTAGAAAATGATGAGTATTTTGTAGATATATGTGAAGCTGATGAGGGAGATGATAAAGGAAGTTTAGAAACTTGGAGAAAAGCTAATCCAATAAGAGCCTATTATCAAGAGGGAATTAATAAATTAGCCTCTGATTATGAAGTAGCTAAGATGATTCCAGAAAAGATGATAGCATTTATGACTAAGTGCTTGAATATTTGGGTACAAGCTACAGAGAATGGGTATATGGATATATCAAAATGGAAAGCTTGTGAAGTAAAGAGCTTACCTTTTGAAATAGCAAATAAAAATGTATTTATAGGCTTTGATATGTCAGCTAAGATTGACTTAACATCAGTAGGCTTTGTGATTCCAATTAAAGATGAGAATGATGTTATAAAGTATATTGTATTTAGTCATTCATTTGTACCTAATATTGAAAAACTTAGAGAAAGAGAAGTTGTAGATAAAATGCCTTATCTTAGTTGGGCTAAACAAGGATATATCACTATAACTAACTCCCAGGTAGTAGACCAAGGAGCAGTATGGGAGTATGTAATTAATTTTTGTAGTAAAAATCAATTAAATATAGATACTTTATGTTTTGACCCAGCAAACTCTTCAAAGATGATGTTAGACTTATCTAACCAAGGATATAAATGTGTAGAAGTATATCAATCACATAAATCTCTAAATGAAAGTACAGCAGGATTTAGAGAACAAGTATATGAAAAAAATATTATATATACTCCTAATCCTGTTCTTAATTTTGCTATAAAAAATGCAGTAGTCAAACAAAGTAATGGTTTGATTAAGATTGATAAAGATGCTACTAGAAAGAGAATTGACCCTGTTGACTCTTTATTAGCAGCTTATAAACTAGCTCAATATTATGAATTTGTATTTGATTATAATAAATATTCAGATTTAGCAGAAAGTATTTATGAGTAGGAGGTGTTTAAGATTATAAAGAATTTTTTTGCTAAGCTTTCCGAAACAAAAAAGGATGGAGTAGCTTTAAATCCAGATTCTAATTCTCTTTTTGATATTTTATCACTTCCAAATGATACTAATATAGAAGTTCAGCAAGATATATCTGAAACTATATATTTTATTTGTTTAAAGCATTTATCAGAAAGTCTTGGGAAAATGCAATGGGAGAAAAGGGAAATTACAAAAAGAAAAGGAAGAGAAACTATTTTTGATAATGAGTTAGACTTGTTATTAAATATAAGACCCAATCCCTATATGAGTGCTATAACATTTTGGCAAACAGTGGAATTAAATCGTAATCATTATGGAAATTCCTATGTATATATAGAAAGAGATGGAGTAAAAATAAAAAATCTATGGCAACTACCAAGTAATGAAGTTGAAATATGGATTGATAATAAAGGATATTTTGGACTAAAAGATAGTATTTGGTATGTATGGAATGATAGTAGAAGTGGGAAAAGATATTCATTTTTAAAAGATGAAATTTTACATTTTAAAACTCATATGAGTTGGGATGGATTATCAGGAATATCAGTTCGAGATGTTTTAAAAACTCAACTTAATACTCAAAAATCAGCTTTAAACTTTTTAAAGAGAATTTATTCTAGCTCTACATTAGGAACTAAAGTAGTAGTTCATTATACAGGAGAATTAAATGATTCTAAGGCTAAGAATATGATAGGGAAAATAGCAAATTTTGCTAAAGCTAAAGAGAGTGGAGCTTTTATTCCATTACCTCTAGGTTATCAAGCTCAGTTGTTAGAAATGAAATTAGCTGATTCTCAGTTTTTTGAAAATAATAAGAATACAGCTCTCCAAATAGCTGCTGCCTTTGGAATAAAACCTAATGTCATAAATGATTATACTAAAAGTTCATATAGTAATAGTGAAACTCAACAATTAGATTTTTATGTAAATACATTACAACCTTTATTTTTAATCTATGAACAGGAGCTTAGTTATAAGCTACTTCATCCACGAGATTTAGAAAGAGGACAGAGGCTAGTTATAAAT